AATTGCGGCAAAGATGACCCTTAAGGAGTTCCGTAAGCAGTTTCGGGTGGCATTCATCCCGATTAAAGGAGTGGGATACGTGCAGCGGCATTGAGATACGGTTTCTTTCGACATTTTCCAGCAGATAGACAGGGAAGCCCAAAACCAGTTCGCCGAAGCCCTGGACCTACCGGCGGCGCTCTATTCGGGCACCGTCAAGGATACCACGCGGCCATTTTGCGAGGAAAGGGTGTTTCATTACTACACCCGCGAGGAGATCACGAGTTGGGATAAAAAACAATGGGCCGGGAAATTCCGCGTCGGCCATAACTCCCTGGTACATTGCGGGGGGTATAATTGCAGGCATCACCATTCGTGGGTGAGTGCCGAATACATCGAGGTCAGGAAGATTAAGGTAAACGAATATAATACTTTGTAAATGGCAAAACGGCAAATTAAATCCATAGGCGAAAAAGCCAAACAATCTACTGTTAAGCGGTGGGTAACTGAGATACTGGCAACGCCCTACGATAGTGCCGACCCTGCGACCCTGGTAAAGTGGCGCGGGCCTATTGTTCCAGGGGAAACCATGGACGCGGCGCAGGTGTACTGCCTTGAAAACGGATTTGGATTTTGTAAAGTCATTGGAGAGAAGATATGACTTGGTTCTCAAAATATCGCTTTGTCTTGGAGGATGACGATATTTTGCTGGTCGCTCAGGTGATATTGTACGCCCGCGCCGTGACACTTCGGGCATTTGTGGTCGCTGGTGCCCTTAAAGTAGGAGTCGGCCCCATCGCATCGTTCGCCCGTTTCCTGGTCCTTGTACCGACACATCGGAGCGTAAACATATTTCTGCGGGTAATGGTGCAGCGTGCGCCCCACGTCCGCATTGGCCTTGTCGATCATCAGATCGTTGTAGACCTTTTCGGCATAGTGCAGGGGGGTGAAGTAGGTTCGGCCCTGCGTTGCTGGATCGGCATAGCAGCCGGCGCGAAGGCCCGGAAATTCAAGGCTGCCGGTTTCGTATTTGGCTGCGAGGATCTGCACGGTCGTATCGTCGTCCTTGGCGATGGAAAGCGGCCGATACAGAGTTATATTTTTACCTGGTATTTCTTCCCGCCCCGCGTATTCGTGGAAGTGTACGGTCATTCCGGCGGTGTACAGGTAGTAATCGAACAGAGTTACTTCTTTGTCATCGTGCATTTCCACGCGGGGAATTGCGACGACAAGGTATTGGGTAATACCCTTTCTGATTGCGAAATCTATGGCCTGGTGGCATGGAATTTCAAGGGGGTAGCTTTCCACCTCAACTGTTATCCCTTCGGCGTTAGTCGTATTGCGCCGCTCGCACACGAGCCACGCGTTAGGGTCATAGAAGGTGAAGTATTCCAGGCGGTCAAAAAGGTATTCCCGCAAGTGCTGGCCCTTGTAGAAGGTGTCCAGGGCATCGGTAAGCAGGTCGGCTTTGTCGCTCGAATCGTGTGTAGCTTCCTCGGTAATGCCGTCGGTCCGGCGAACCTTGTTGAAGATGGAGGCCACCTGCCGGGAGGCGAGGCCCGTAATGGAGTTGTAGAGCCGTTCGCGTTGCTCCTTTTGTTCCCGGCTCTCCATCTTGCGCACGTTGATGTACGCGGCCTGATCCTCGCCGGTGTTCATTGAGTAGCCCCACTCGGCCACTTCAATGGTGCGGTCGTAATCCGGATGCCGGTAATCGGTGCGGATTACTTCGGAAAGCCTTTGATATGCTTCGTCTTGTGTCATTCGTTTGGGTTATCGTCCGGTCATGTCTACAAATGTAAAACCCTTTTTGCGCTTTCGCAAATTCATTACAGCCCAATACCTTATCGCATCCCAACAGTGATTGAAAGCGTCGATGGGTTCGTTGAGTATCTTCCCGTCCCGGTCCACCTTGCGTTTGTATTTCTTGCGCTCGTTGAGCAGGTTTAGCGATGTTTCGGTGATGAATAGATTGTAGTCCAGCAGCAACTCAATGCCATACGCGACGGAATTAGGGCCTTTGTCGGCAGGGTAAATAGAATGCCCGCGCCCGCGCAGGTCGTCAATCAGGCGCTGCTCTGAGGAATCGGCCCAAATCTTATACCCGCCCCTGGCTACCCGCAGCCGTTTGTCGATTTCTGTCGTTCCAAGCCGATAGGAGTAAAATATTTCATCCAGATAGATGTCGCGTTCGTTCTGCACTCCGCAATCGACAAGGGTTGTAGGGTCGGCGGTATACCCAAAATCCATGCCGTACCCTCGTTGCCGCAAATTCGCGGGCATAGACGCGACCGGCGTGAAGTGCCTGAAGATAACCTCAGAGATAGCTCCTGTCTTTCCAAGCCCGTACACATTCCACGCCTCCGCGTCCTTGTCTTTGAGCGCCAAAATATACTGCCTTACTTCGGGGTCGATGTACGGGTTGTGGGTGAAGTTGGAGTAGAACGTCACGGCCCTAGGGTCCGGCATGATAAATTCATGCACCCAAAAAACTTCGCTGGGATTGTAGTCGATGTATATTTCCTCGCTGGTTCTCATCGCCACCTGCTTGTAGATGCCGTACCCTATGCCGTTTGCCTCGTTAAAAAAGGCAATGTCCCGCTTTCCGTTCTTCGCGTCCTGGTCGTCCTTAAAGGAGGTAAATTCCAGGATCGAGCCATTTTTAAACCTGTAAACCCGCTCTGTGACGTTGTAGGATTCGATATAAGCAGCCATCCACGGCTCATTTTCCAATACACGCTCCTGGAAGTCCCGCAAAGCCCCCTTTTTTAGGTTGGGTATGTCCTGGCCTATGACGGTTGCGATTCGCTTTTGCTGAATCAGGCGCAAGAAAATGACCTGAAGGATTGCGTATGTCTTGCCTGAACTGGTGCCGCCCTGGTTGACCTTAACCCGCGCCTGGCTTTCGCAGTTCCAGCGAAAAACGGCGGTTGTTTTGAAGCCTATTTGCTCTTGTGCGGTCATTCGGTCGGGTCTTTTATATCCTCTTCGCTGGTGACTGGTGGCGCATCGCTAATAATTTCAATCGTGATCTTTTCGGGGATCAGCGCCTGGCCGTCGGGGCCGGTGTGTTCGTGTCGTTCGATGTAGCCGCGCCGCTTACCTTTTGTTTTGAGGAAAAAGATCGTCGAAGATGGCACGTCGTTTTTGATCTGACGATGCAGGGCGCTTTCCGCAAAGTCCAGGGCTACATCTTCCATCGCATCAACAGCGGCCTTGAATAGTGGATCTTCGTTGCAGTAATTGTAGAACGTAGCCCTAGACACCTTTGCCGTTTTACAAGCCTCAGATACAACACCCAAAGACTTTTCGAGCGCCACAAGAAGCCTTTTTTTTGTGTCTAATGTGTCAATCTGCCCTTTCTTCGCCATTCCATCTTATTATTTGCGCAATCGGCTCTTTCCCCTTCTCCCGCTTCTCCTGCCGGTCTTTCTTCGCAGGCAACAAGGAAAGGCAAAGGCCAAGTAAAAATATCGCCGCTGCCGCCTTGCGACGCTGCGGACGAAAGTCAAACCAGCACAACAGGCCGGTAATGACAAAACCCGAGACCATTGCCGCCATCCAAAGCCCGGAGGCGAATCCGAACACCAGGATGAACACGACAAAGTAAATCGGGTCGTATGCTCTGCTCATTTGACTATTTCCATTTTAGGTAAGATCAATTTGCTCTTTGGTTGTGCCGGCCTGTTTTGTGCGGACCGTATTGCTATCACATAGTTCACCACCTCGTTGAACTGCGGGTTTTGTTTGGCAAACTCACACAGGATATTTGCCATTTCGCGGGGCTTTTCGGTGTTCAGGTAGAATCGCCCGTCGATCTGCTTGCCATCCTCGGAGGGCGCGTAATAGCCGATCATGTATCCGGCCTTACCCAACGCCTTTTGGAGTTGGCGGATCTTCTTCTCTGCTTGAATTATCTTTTCGTCGGTCATGTGGCGCTGTTTCGAAATACAATGGAATAGCGGTTTTCTGTGGCTTTGAGGTAGTGTTCCCATTCCCAGCGGATCGGCCCGGAGAATTGTACCAGGCTGCGAGGAGGGAGGGGGAAATACTCGACGCGGACACCTTTACGGAACTTCATTACCGCATCCCCTGCAAGGCTCAACACGCTTATCACTTCCCCACTGCCTTTGCTGTCTATATGCCAGGGGATTTCCTGGCCCTTGAGGTATTCGTTTACGGTCACATGATCGAAGGCTATCCACTCACGGAAAGCCTCCAGCCAATGCGGAATTTCCCCGCTTACCATGTGATCAGCATAGGGCTTGGCCGATCCATACCGGAGGATCGCGTTTCTGTCGCCGCTGGCCGACTTATTGCCGGGGATGACG